CCTCTCAGCAGTGGACTGCGCGTTATCAGCACGAAACAATCGCTTTGGCTTTCTCAATCACTGAAGAAGCTGAAGAAGACGGCCAGTATGGTTCGATTGCTTCCCGCTATACCAAAGCGTTGGCTCGCTCAATGGCCTCTACTAAAGAGATCAAAGCAGCTAACATTTTGAATACCGCGACAACTGTTAACGGTGGTGACGGCGCACCTCTTTTAAGTGCATCACATCCAACCCAAAACGGTAACCAGTCTAACATTCTGGCAACAGCGGCTGACTTGTCTGAAGTGTCACTAGAAGCAATCCTTATTCAGATTGCTGACATGAAAGATGATCGCGGTCTTCGCATTGCGGCGCAGGGTACGCAGTTGGTTATCCCAACGGCTTACACTTTTGTTGCAGAGCGTCTGCTCGAATCACAACTGCGCGTTGGCACGGCTGACAATGACATCAACGCGATCCGCAATGGCGGTTACCTTCCAAAAGGTTACCACATTATGCGCCGTCTAACTGACAGCGATCAGTGGTTCGTACAAACTGATGTTCCTGATGGTTTGAAAATGTTCCAACGCTCGCCTATGAAAAAAGGCATGGAAGGTGACTTCGAAACTGGCAACGTGCGCTATAAAGTGCGTGAGCGTTACAGCTTCGGTGCTACTGACTGGCGTGGGGTCTTCGGATCACAAGGCGCTTAATTACCTAACTTCTCCTCTCTGTTAGGTTTGATTGAGGCGGTCTTCGGATCGCCTCTTTCTTTTTTTTTTAACCTGTTGTATTGTTCCAGCATCCCTGACAGCCGCATGGTGTGGCTGACACTAGCCTCGACAGGAGATCATAATGGCTAATACAACTTTTTCGGGTCCAATTCGGGCTGGCGGCATCAAGACAACCACAGGAACTACAATTGGTACTGACGTAGCAAACGTAGGCTATGTGGTTATGATGCAGACGCACACAATGGATCTTTCTGGTGGTGCAATCGCTGCTGAAGTGACAGACATGGTAATCCCTGCCAATTCAAAAATTGTAAATATTGTAATTGATTTGGCCACTGCCGCGAATACTACTACAAACATAAGTGTCGGTGACACAGTTGGAGGTGCTGCTACATATATCAACGCCCTTGCTTCAGGAACAACCGTAGGTATCAAGGCTCTTGGCACTTCTGGCGGTGGAACCCTTTCTTGGGGTAACACAGGCACTTCTGATGAGCGTTTGACAGTTACAAGCAGTGCTGGAACAAATGCAGGATCATGTGTTGTGACTGTTATGTATGCACAAGCATATAACACAGTGATCCGTCCATAAGCCCATAAGGAGCGTTTAAATGGCTGATATTTCCTCAGTAAAGAAGCTAAGTGATAGCACCAGAGAGGCCGTGTTTGCGTTCCAATATCAATACGTTGATACTGGCGACGAAAGTGCTGTTCTCAAGATTGATGTTTCTACACTTGCTCCCAACGCAAATGGCGAGGCTTGCACGGCTGTTCGCATCATCGAAGGATGGTGGGTTATTAAAAGCATGACTGTGAGAATCTTGGCAGATGCTGACGTAGACATAATCTTGATGAATATTGGTGATGACGATATTGGTTATCACGATTTTTCAAAGTTTGGCGGTCTTCCTTCAACGAAGTCGTATGGAACAAACCCAACTGGGGATATAAAATTTACGACTGATGGAGCTGGGGCAGTAGGTGATTCATATCAATTGGTTCTAAGGGTAATCAAAGAATACTAGGAGTTTTTAATGGCAACTTCAGGGACCGTGGCGTTTCAACCAAATGTCGAAGAAATCATAACTGAAGCATTCGAGCGTTGCGGTATTGATACCCAAACTCAAACTGGTGATAAGGCTGTGTCTGCACGGCGCAGCCTTAACTTACTATTCTCTGAGTGGGCTAATAGAGGTATAAACTACTGGGCTGTAGAGCAGCAGACTTTGACGCTTGTTAATGGAACGCTGAAATACACACTGCCAGTAGGGACGATTGATATCATCGATGCTGTGATCCGCGACACCTCTGGAACAGATACGTCTGACCAGACCATAAATCGTGTATCGATTGCGGATTATAATCAGCTTCCAAATAAAAACTCTGGCGGTAAGCCAAGCCAGTACATGCTTGATAAGCAATACACACCTGTCGCTTATTTTTGGCAAGTTCCAGATAAGACAACATATAGTATGGTCTATTGGGCAATCAGGCAGCTTGACGATGTCACTGCTTCTAACCAAGATCCAGATATTCCATATCGTTGGAATGAATGCATATGTGCTGGTCTGGCAAGTAAGCTGGCAATGAAGTTTGCAATTGAAAAATTTAATATGCTAAATGAAATGTATGAAAGATCATTCAGCTTTGCAGCGGCATCAGATAATGACGGTGTATCTCTGAGGGTTCAGCCCACTGCGCTGAATTTGTACTGATGGCAAAATACGCAAGAGGCAAAAAATCCCAAGCGATTAGCGACAGAGGTGGTCTAAAGGTTCCGTATACGGATCTTATGACGACTTGGGATGGCCTCCGCGTATCTCCAGATGACTGGGAGCCAAAACAACCACAGCTCACACCCGCAAAGAATGTTGTCGATGCTACGGCACTATTTAATCCGCGCCCAGATACAGACCCCGAAAATGCCGAGGTATTTATAGGGTACAACTTCGACTTCTTCGCACCTATACAGGACCGCCCTCCAGTGGGCATACATGGGCTTGGTGTTGTGTCTCATGGGTCTGTACTAGAAATGGACGTTTCGGTCACTGGAGTGGCTGGTACTGGCGCTGTGGGTACGGTCTATCCAAACCCTGATATCAATCCAGCAGTCGGCACAGGCGCAATCGGTAATTTTGAATTAGTAGTGTCTCTTGATGTAAATGTCACCAGCGTGATCGGCACAGGCGCTCTAGGTGATTTAATTTTTGCCACTACTGTTACTGGGGTAACTGGCACAGGAGCAATTGGGACTGAAGTTCCAGAATCTGAAATTGAAGAAACAGGCGTGGCTGGTACAGGTGCAATTGGGGCGTATGCTGTAGAAAATGCATTAACTGCGACAGGCGTAGCTGGCACAGGCGCGACAGGAACGGAGATAGCAGTATCTGAGATATCAGTATCTGGTATATCTGGCACTGGATCTGTCCATGTGATTGGAACTGGTGCTGGTAGTGACTTTAATCTTATTGTTGGCCCAATAACTGGATTGGGCGGCGTAGGCACGACAGGCAGCGAGATTGCAGAGACTGAAATATCTGAAACAGGTTTAGCTGGCACAGGAGCGATAGGATCTGTAGACCCAGCAGTTGGGTGGGGCAACAACGCTTGGGGCAATGGAACATGGGGTAATGGGCTATGAATTACACACAATTAGTATCTAACATTCAAAACTTCATGGAAGATGATAGCGCAGAGCTATCAGCATCTATCGATCAGATCATAGAGCAGGCCGAAGAAATGATTTTTCAACGGTTGCCTAATTTGCCTTGCTTTAGGAAAAATGCATCAGCAGCCCTAGTACAAGGCACAACAGATTACACTGTGCCATCTGCAAGGATGATTAGACAAGTTTCTGTTATTACTGCAAATGTGACTTCATACTTAAACCACAGAGTAGATTCATATTTGCGAGACTACTGGCCAAATGCTACAACTCAAGGCATTCCAGAGATGTATAGCACTAAAACAGCGGCGATTGGCGGCACAACTTTTACTGTTGCGCCAACCCCAGACGCGACAACATCAACTTATCAAGTTGATTACATCGCACCAGAAACAGGTTTAGGTTCAGGTAATGCAAATTCTTGGATTGGAGATAACGCAGAAAATGTGTTATTATCGGCGTGTCTTTACGAAGCATCAGCCTTTTTGAAGGCGGGTGAAACTTTGGCACTTTACAAGACACAATTTGACGAAGCAGTGCAATTATTTGTACAAGAGATGCAGCGAGACTACGCAGCAGAATATAACGGAGGTTTATAATGGCTATCGCACAAGCAATGTGTACAAGTTTCAAGGAAGACTTGTTCCAAAAAGAACAAGATCTGGATTCAGATACAATCAAAATTGCGCTGTATACTTCTTCAGCGTCATTAGGTGCTGCAACAACAGCATATACCACCACAGGAGAAGTGGCTTCTGGAGGTGGATATACAACAGGTGGTGAGACACTTACTTCACCAGTGATTGGTACAAGCGGGACAACAGCTTATGTTGACTTTGCTAATCCAGAGTGGACATCAGCATCATTCACAACTGCTGGCGCTTTGATCTATAACGACACAACGGCAGGAAACAATTCGATTGCGGTTCTAAATTTTGGTGGTGACTTTACAGTTACTTCTGGCACATTTCGTATTGTGTTCCCAGCTCCCGGCGCTGCTGGTTTGATCCGTATCGACTAATAAAAAAAGGATAGTACAACATGGCTAGTACCTATGAAAATGACCTTCGCCTCGAAGAAATGGCCACAGGGGAAAACTCTGGCTCATGGGGTACGAAGACCAATACAAACCTCGAACTAATCGCGGATGCGTTTGGTTATGGCACAGAGGCTATAACAACTAATGCTGACACTCACACGACAACAATTGCAGATGGAGCTTCTGATGCTGGACGTGCGATTTACTTAAAATATACAGGTACTTTAGACAGTGCCTGCACAATTACTATTGGGCCGAATACAGTCAGTAAAATGTGGTTTATTGAGAACGCTACAAGTGGATCTCAAAATATCATTATCTCTCAAGGATCTGGCGCTAATATAACTATTGGCGCAGGAAAAACTAAAATAGTTTACAGTGATGGGGCTGGGGCTGGGGCTGCATTTGTTGAAGCTACAGATGATATTTCAATAAATAGCTTGTTTGTAGATGCAGCATTAGACGTAAACGGCACAATCAAGCTCGACGGTAATTACCCCACTGGTACAAACAACGTGGCGTTGGGGGATACTGCGTTAGATAGCTTAACGAGTGGTGCTACTAATGTAGCAATCGGGACTAATGCTCTTACTGCAAATACTAGTGCAAGCCGAAACACTGCTACTGGTGCATTCAGTTTGTATGTAAATACCACAGGTGCTTCCAATACGGCTACAGGTAGAAGTGCATTAGCATCAAACACTACTGGTGCTTCAAATACAGCCGTGGGAGATGATGCCTTAAGCTACAATACCACTGGTGAAAGAAATGTAGCCGTTGGTTATCAAGCTGGATATAGCAATACGACAGGTCTGTTTAATGTTGCTAGTGGTCAAGAGGCTTTAAGGGCTAACACCACTGCAAGCTATAATAGTGCTTATGGGTATCGTGCGCTGTATGCCAACACTACAGGGGCCAACAATGTTGGAATAGGCAGTGAGGCTTTGTACTCCAACACCACTGGAACTCGTAATACCGCTGTGGGTATGCAAGCCTTAAAGACAATTACAACAGGTAATCATAATACTGCGGTTGGATATCAAGCCTTAGAACTCAATACAGGTAATAACAACACGGCGGTTGGTGATCAGGCGCTTGAGGCTAATACCTCTGGCGCTAACAACTCAGCATTGGGTGATGACGCATTGGTGGCTAATACTACTGGCGCTAGTAATGTTGCGATGGGCGCTAGTGCATTAGGCTCTAACACCACCGCTTCAGAAAATGTAGCGGTAGGCTATCATGCTTTATATTCCAACACTACTGCGGCAGCGAATACTGGAGTAGGTTATCAAGCGGGGTATAGTATAACAACAGGCGCAGACAACGTGGCTGTTGGTAAAGCTGTTATGTATAATACGACTACAGGCGCAAACAACGTGGCTGTTGGTAGACACGCTCTGGTATCCAACACCACTGCATCCAACAACACTGCGGTTGGTAAGGACGCAGCGTATAGCAATACTACTGGTACAGAAAACGCAGCCTTTGGTACTCAGGCGTTGTACAGCACAACAACAGCTTCTACTAGCGCAGCCTTTGGCTCATTTAGTCTGTACAGCAATACCACTGGAGCAGCCAATACGGGATTGGGTAGCAACGCACTGTATACCAATACCACAGGAGCTAATAATGTTGCTGTCGGCAGACAGGCATTGGTATCAAACACCACCGCTTCAGACATTGTATCGGTTGGATATCAGTCTTTATACTCCAACACTACTGGCGCGGATCATGTAGCGATAGGCCATACTGCTTTATACTCCAATACCACTGGAACACCTAATGTTGCGGTAGGTCAGGCTAGTTTGTATGCCAACACAACTGGGGGTTATAACGTAGCTTTAGGTACTCAAGCCCTGCGCTTTAACACCACCGCAAGCTATAACACGGCTGTTGGGTGGACGGCTGGGTACGCCAATACTACTGGCAACGTAGCCGCATTCGGAGCGCAAGCACTCAAGTCTAACACAACAGGCGTTTACAACACGGCTGTTGGAGGTTCAGCACTTCATTTTAGCACAACAGCTAATTTCAATACCAGTGTGGGATTCCAAAGTAGTTATACAACAACAACAGGGGGTTACAACACGGCTGTTGGTTATCAGTCTTTGTTCTCTAACACTACTGGAGGAACCACCACTGCCGTTGGATATCAATCTGCGTATCTCAATACTACTGGAACTGCCAACGCAGCATTCGGTATTTACGCTCTTAAAAATAACACCACTGGTGCTAATAATGTCGCACTTGGATACGCTTCTTTATTTGCTAACACCACCGCTTCAGAAAACACCGCCGCTGGTAGCGCTGCTATGTACAGTAATACAACAGGTGCTAATAACGTAGCGCTTGGCAGAGAAGCTATGTACGGCAACACT